ATGAAGCCAAACGTGCGGAGCATTCGTTGTCACAGGGACTCGAGGGACTTCAGAACGAAGGCCGCGACGCCACCGCTCTGACCATCGTTCGAGCTGACCTGACCCACCTCGATACCATGCAGCTGCCTATCTATCGCCCGGTCTTCCGCAAACAGTGGACCGGCGATTCGCCAGTCGCCGTCTTCGGCCAGATCCGCAGCCTGGCCGAAGCCTGGAACACGCGCTATTTCGTCATAGATGCCACCGGGGTGGGGGAGGGACTTTTTGCCCTGCTCGATAGGGCGTTTCCTGGCCGTGTAATTCCGGTCAAATTTACCCAGCAGGAAAAGAGCGAGATCGGCTGGCAATATCTTTCGATCATCGAGACCGGCCGCTGGTGCGAGTATGCCCCCTTCGATCCGGATCTCGAGCGCCAATTGGACCACTGCCAGATGGAGATCCTTCCCGGTCCCGCCAAGACTTTGCGCTGGGGCGTACCCGACGGCACGCGCGCCGCGGATGGTTTCCTCGTTCACGACGACTTGATCGTTTCCAACGCCCTCTCGGCTAAACTGGATCAACTCGAGTGGACCATCCAAACCGAAGCCACCATCGTCCACGCCCCCGATCCACTCTCGGACATGAGTAAAATCTAATGTCTAAATCCTTTGCCTCCCGTGCTATCAAGGCCCTGCTCAATACGCCCTTTGGTAAGCAAATCAAAGCCGAGTTGACTGTCGCCGAGACCGACAACACCTTTTACCCTGGCGGTCTCAGCGCAAATTACCGCGACCGTTATGATTACGATCGCACAAAAGTTCTCTCCGCATGCCTGCGCGCCTGGCGCGTCCAGCCCATCGCGCGCCGTATCGTCAAACTCTATACGCAATTCGTCATCGGTGAAGGCTTGACTCCCAAATGCGATCACAAGGCAACTCTCGATTTCCTTACCGCCTGGTGGAAAGACCCGCTCAATGACTTCGACAGCCAGGTCTCGGAATGGATGGACGAACTTACCCGCTCCGGCAATTTATTCTTTCTGTTCAGCTCTGATCCTCTTACCGGTATGTCCTACGTCCGCGCCATCCCGGCTGACCAGATCAAGGAGATACAGACCACAGAAAATGATGTCCGCCAGGAGACTTACTTTATTCCAGTTGATCTAAATACCCCGCCCTGGCCTGCCTATGACTCTCGCCTCCAACAGCAGGACAACTTCATCGTTCATTACGCTGTCAACCGACCTGTCGGCGTCCCCTGGGGCGAGCCTGATCTGGCCCCGCTGCTGCCCTGGATCGGCCGCTATTCCGCCTGGCTCGAAGACCGCGCCCGCCTCAACCGCTTCCGTTTCGCCTGGCTCATTATCTGGAAAAAGAAATGGACTAGCGACGCCGAAAAAAAGGGCAAACAAACCGAACTCAATGCCAATCCGCCCACACCCGGTTCCTTCCTGTTGCTCGACCCAGATGAGACAGTCGAAATGCCGGCCCCTAACCTGAATTCTACTGACGCAGAGAAGGATGGCCTGGCCCTCAAAAAGATGATCTCCGCCGGTTCAGGTATCCCACCCCACTACCTAGCCGAACCCGAAAGCAGCACACGCACCACCGCCGAAGCGGCTGGAACTCCAACGTTCCGCGGCCTCGAACAATCCCAAACATCCTTCCTGCGCGCTCTCACCAAACTGGCCGCCATCGCCGTGCGCATTCGTAAACAGTCGAGCCGACGCGTCAATCCCGATTCTAATATCAGTATCACCGGTCCAGATATTACCGAACGAGATAACGCCGCCCTCGCCCTGGCCGTCGCCCGCATCTATCCACACCTAGCCGATCTTTTCGACCGCGGCGGTATAGACGAAGCCGAACTGCTCCGTCTGACTTACCGCATGGCTGGCGAGCTCTATCAGAAAACCGCCTCCACCCCAACCATGCTAAAGCGTCCATTGAAACCTATCGAGCAGCCCCCGCCGCCTAAAGAAGAACCGGCGCCAGAACCAGGAGAAGAACCAGATAATGGATAAAAAGACTTTCCCCGTCCTCTACAGCCTGGCCTACCATGCCAAGCTCGATCTTCCTCCGCGCGCTGAGATCTTACCCAAGATCGCCAGCGGCGAACTCGATCATCTCGACTTCGACGCGCGTGTCTTCAAAACCGGTCCCAACCGCAACCATTTTACTTTCGACCCCGACGATCTGGCTTCTTTCGCGGCCAGTTTCAAAGGTTTGCCATTCCTCCGCAATCATGATATCAATGATATCGCCTCCCGTGATGGCGTCATCCTGGCTTCTAGGCTCGAAGCCGATTCGTTCCTGCAAACGATCCGCCTCACCACGCGCGCCGGTATGACCGACTTTATCGAAGGCCGCATCGATCGTTTTTCGATCAGCTGGTTCTTCGAGGATGTGCTTTGTACCATCTGCCATTCCTCCTGGCTGGCTTGCCCGCATGTTCCCGGCCGTGAATACGACACCGATAAAGGTAGAGTTACCTGTGAATTATTGTTCACCAATCCCAAAGGCAAAGAGACTTCCGCCGTCAATGCCAATGCTGTAGCGGATACGGGACTCCTTACTGCCTTGATGGATTTCAAAATCATCGGCGGGCATTCGTTGTCAGCGGAGCATTCGTTGTCAGCGGAGCATTCGTTGTCAGCGGAGCATTCGTTGTCACCCGCCGTGATCCACGCCCTCCACGCGGTGGAGCCAGCGTCAACCCGTTCTCGAAAAGGAGAAGAACCAATGCCCAAAGATGTAGAAGTAAAGCCCGAAGACGGGTTGTCGCCCGTCGAACCCCAGTTGGCTGCAATCAAAGCCAACCGTGAAGCTGCCGCCGAGCTGCTCGGCGAGAAGCAGCGCCTGGACGCGCTCGAAGCGCAACTGGCCGAAAGCAATACCATCCTTATTGCCCAATGTGAGCACCTGCTCACCTCCGGCCTGTCCACTTCCCGCCTGCCTGAAGTCGTCCAGTCCCGTATCCGTAAGTCCTTCGAAGGCCGCGCCTTCAAAGCTGCCGAGTTGACCGCCGCCATCGCCGAAGCGCGCGAAGAAGTCAGCGCGCTGACCGCCGGCAGCCTGGTCAAGGGTCCTGCTCGCATTCACGGAATGGCCTCCGGCGAAGATCAACTGCAAGCCGCCGTGGACGATATGTTTGGCGTGCCGCGTGATCCTGCTCTGGCCGCCGTCAAACCCGCCCGTCTTTCCGGTATCCGTGAACTGTATCTCATGCTCACCGGCGATTACGACTTGCACGGCGGTTATTATCTCGAGTCTGCCCTGGCCACCACCGAAGATTTTACCGGCCTGGTTAAGAATGCTTTAAACAAAGTCGTCTCCCAGCAATGGGAGCAGCTCGGCAAAGCCGGCTATGACTGGTGGGAGCGTATCGTCAAAGTCGAGCATTTCAATAACCTCAATGACATCACCGGTATCCTGATGGGCACTGTTGGCAGCCTGCCTGAAGTGTCCGAACGCGGCGAGTATACCGAACTGGCCATCGGCGATAGCTCCGAAACCGCATCCTTCACCAAGTACGGCGGCTATCTCCCGCTCACCCTCGAGTTGATTGATCGCGATGAGACGCGTAAGCTGCGCGCTTATCCGGTCGAGCTGGCCAATGCCAGCCTGCGCCGCATCTCTGGCCTGATCGCCGCTGTGTTCTCCAGCAATTCCGGCGTCGGTCCCACCATGGCCGATACCGGCGCGCTGTTCAATGCCACCGCGGTTACCACAGCCGGCGGCCATAAGAATCTGCTCACCACCGCGCTTTCCGCGGCGGAATGGGAAGTGGTCGGCGCTGCTGTTTTCAATCAGCCAATGTTGATAAAGCAGGCTACCGACTATTACGGCACAGGCGATAAAATGGGCATTGATCCCAAGTTCCTGCTCGTCCCGCGTGTCCTTCGCCTGACCGCCATGAAAATCCTGTATCCTTCGCTGGAGAACGCCGCCAACATCTATTCCCAAAACCTCCAGCAGGGCAAGCCCGGTGACGTGGTCGTCGTCCCTGAGTGGACTGACGCCAATGATTGGGCCGCGGTCGTTGACCCGGCTATCGTGCCCGGTATCATCGTCGGCGAGCGCTTCGGCGTCAAACCCGAGATCTACATCGCTGGCAAGGAAAATGATCCAGCCGTCTTCATGAACGACGAGCACCGCATCAAGGTGCGTATGTTCAACGCCGTTCTAGTGCAGGATTTCCGCCCGCTGCACAAGTCCAATGTAGCGTAA